ACATTACCAAGCCCTTCTGCGATAAATTCATTAAATTTCTTAATAGCCATTAAAGAATGCTTTTTTTATATATTCTCAGGTAATGGGTAGAGTTTATGATATTCTTTTACCATCCCTAAAAACTCCTCCCCATATTCTTGAATGTCTTCCCAAGTAACTTCAAAAATTTGCGGTTCATCATTTTCAACAGCAATCCATATTTCACCACCATGAGGTTTAACTCCATGCATTTCCCAGTATGCTATAAAATACGCGGATATTTGTAGAAAGTAATTTTTAATCCAATCTTTCTTTTTACGCTTACGACTTGTCTTAAAATCTAAGATGACTAGATGGGCCTTTTCATTCTCGTAAATATTATCCACTCTACCTGCGTACCCTCCCATCTGGTGGGAGTATAGCGTCTCTTCGATACTAACTACCTTAGATATCTTATCAAAAAGTCCATTATTATAAAATGTGTAAAATAGACGACGACCCATATCAACCTCTTCCTCAGTAAATCCTTCTTCTTTTGCAAATTCAATGATTAAAGATTGTGATTCTTTAAGTCTATCTCGTTGGGATTGCTTTTCAGAACCTAAAAAGTATTCAATCATTTGATGCATAACAGTTCCACGATTTGCAGAAAACTTTGAAATGCGATCGGCTTCTTTTTCGCCTACACGTTTTCTCCAAGCATCTAATCCTGAGCTATCGGTCATTGCACCTAACACAGTTGTTACTGATGGGTACTTATTTTCATTAATGAGGTAGTACCTCTTTCCGTTAATTGTTTGGGTTGTTGCTAGTGATTCAGCTGTTGCCATTTGTTTTATTGATTCCTAAGAATTCATCTTGCTGAGCCTGCGTAGGCCAGCCAACTTCCTTCTTACATTGTTTACAAAATAGTCTCATGTCTTTACTTTCATTAAAACCTGCCTGGGTTTCAGAATGTTTACATGATTCTTGCAGATCTTCCTTCTGCTTTTCGAGGTCTCTAACCTCTTGTTCAATTTTAATAACTTGGTTTAAAATATCAGATCCATCGTTTTGTTCCATAACTCAACAATATTTTCCCAGGGGATAAAAACATAGATTAATCTTAAGGCGAGTAAAATACCTAGTGTTCTAAACACGGATTTAATTAAAGGCCATAGTTTTGAATAATCCCTGTCCGGTGATAGAACTAAAAGATAAGCCGGTGCGTCTTCGAGCCTTGTCATTTCGGGTGCGACTACATCAGCAATACCCATATCTAAAAAGAACTTATCATATTCTCTAAGTTTCATAAGAACATAACCTTCTTCAGAATAAGGCTGAGTAACTACTTCTTCCGGTAGATTAATGACGGTATAAATTCTACCTACCCAATCTACTCGGAATCCATTTTCTTTTAGTTTCTCTTCATTTTCTTTGGCAACTTTTCTAACCTTTCGCCAAAGATTTATTTCTTTAAAAAGTTTAATGATGTACATAATTATCTGTTTTATATGTATTTAAGCCTCGGAGAAAAGACTCATACCTTCTAACTGTTTTTTAACTATTTTTCTCCCTCTAAAGATGCGGTTCTTTACCGTCTGTAGATTTATACCTTTTTCAAACTTTGACATTATATCTAAAATATCGTTATATGATTTATTATTTAAGAATCTTTCAACCATATATCTTTTATACATTGGAGGTAATGCATTAATAGCTTCTCTCGTCAACCTAACCTGTTCCACTAAAGTATTTTCTTCTTCCCAGAAATCATCATCAGTTTTTAGAGATGGATCATCTCTAAATATATCAAAGTTGTCATTAGGCGGTTCTACACCTGCATCAGTAAATACATTCATACTTACCTTCTTATTCCTAAAACGGATCCAACCAATGCATTCATTATACGCAATACGATAGGCCCATGTAGTTATCTGATAAGATTCATCATATTGATCAATCTTAAGATAAACAGTAGTAAGTGTAGTTGAAACAATATCATCAGCAACGTTTGGATCTTTTACTATGTTATTTACATAGTTCCATAATCCTGGGCGCATTTTATGATAGAGTTCATTGTAAGTTTTTTCGGATCTTGTCTTTTTAAATTCAATTGCCAGTTCTTTGTAAGTTTTAGTTTTTGCCATTTATAAAATCTTTAATAGTTGAAAATTTAACAGGTGAATAATTCCAAAAATCGGTGCATACATTTATCCTATTAGACATTCTAAGATCTGTAGGATGCGAATAGACCGTATGACCATGGAAGTGAATAGTACCGGAATCTTTACCGTTCCATTCCAAAAGTGGATAATGAGAAATAACAGAATCAAATTGTGGAAGTTCAATAATTTGCCCTTCAAGGATTTCAGCTTTACCTTCGAAAGAATCAATAATATCTAGGAGGGCCTCGTCAGCATTACCTATGACAAAATAGATTGTGCCATTAAGTTTCTTAAGCACCTTTTTTGCTGTATGGGGATCCCATGCAAAATTTCCTAAATGAAATACTATATCATCATTTGACACAGTTTTATTCCATCTCTTAATAAGTTCAGCATTCATTTGATCAATGTTACTGAAGGTTAGGCGGTGGGCGATTTCTAAAATCTGTGGTCTACCAAACCAAGTATCAGATGTTATATAAAAATCGTCCGGCTTTTCTTTTTGAACCATACACTTTCTTTTAGAACAGTAAAATTACTGTCAGTACAAATATAATATAAAAAATTGGAATCTGAAAGGTTTTAGTTAACTTTTTATAGAAAATCTTTTGCCGCCATCTTTTTCAAGAGTTTTATCAATCATAGTCTTAGAATACTCATTAAGTTTTTTCATTGATTCTTTATCAATTGGCTTTCCGTAAAAATCTTCATAAATCTTTTTATAGGCTTCAACTGTACTATCAAAAGGTACTCCAGGTTGAGCGTTTGATTCAATTACATAAACCTTACCATCTTTTGACTTCATCATATCAAAACACATATAAGGAAGGTCTTCATAGATTTTGCAAAACTTATCTAAAACCTTCTTATATTCAGTAGGTATGTTTTTAACGTCTCTTCTTGCATAACCAAATTCCATTTCTTCTTTGGCATCGCCATCGCCATTTTTTGCTTTGGCATTTAGTGGAGTTCGCTCCATCCAAAATATAGGCTGCCCTTTAAAATTAAAGAAACGCATTTCTTCAGCCTTATCTATATACTCAGAGAAGGTATCAAAAATCTTTTCATCTAAATCTTCAATGAGTTCAGGTTTCTTAATGATCTGAATACCGATTCCGCTATGCCCATTTGAAGGTTTTGCAATAATAGGAAAGTTAAGTTTTTCTAAAGCTTCATTTTTAGAATAAACCGTCTTGGGTACATTTTCATCTTCACCTACAAGTTTATGAAACTCTTCTTTAGATCCAGATTTTGAAATATGCTTAGGGTGATTATAGATATTTTCTTCTTTGATTCTCTTTTCCTTTAAGAGTTGATTAATAATACTACTATGATAGTTAAGAATAGGATAATCAGGATTTATGTCAATCTTATCAATGTTATTCTCAGTAACCTGAATAAAAAACTTATCTCCAGCAAATCCTTTATAAGACCACCATCTTTGACCACTATCCCTACGAGTAGCAAGGTAGACTTTCTTTAATGCAGAATCATTTGAAAATTCCTCAAAGAGTTTTACGTATTTCATTAGAAATGGATATTTGATTATATATCCATGAAAATCGCATCAGATATCCAATTATGTAAAGGATCATCTTTAGATCTTATAATTTCTGTATTTGACATAATTTCTTCTTCAATTTCTTTAATACCATCTAAAGCAGTACCTTTAGGGTCAATAAAGAATTCTCTCATCTCTGGGAAAGACATAGGTTCAAATGGATGCATAAGCATTTCACCAATTAGATCAAAGTGTCTTTCATAAATATGAAGAGAATGAGCAATATGTGTATATGTACCCATTTCTAATTCAGGGTAATATGGACGAAGGTGTTGATACATTTGTTCTTGTAAAAGACAGAAGAATGCAACATCAGTAGCAGTACCTAAGATAAGATCGTTGGATCTCATATCAATAGTAAAGTTAAGTTTATTATCTCTTATCTGAAATACACCATTAAGAGTACAAACAAAATCTTTATTGTCATTCCATTGATGAGAAGGTTTATTAAAGTGTAAAATTGCCTGACGAGAATCCTTATCTTTGATTAGAGATTCTAATGCCCATTGATATTGATTATAATAATGATCATTATACTCATTAAAGATTAGATTTCCATAAGCAGAGTTTACAGAACCATCTTTATTTGCAATCTGCTCCCAGAACTTTGCAAACTTAGTAATAAATTCAGTATCCTTACGACCTGTAAAATACCAAACCAATTCACCTGCAATGTATTTAAATTGACTACTCCTTCTTTTATTCTCATAAAGAGAATATCTAGGATCTTCAATTACCAAAGCAGCATTGGTAACTTCAAATATTTTCATACCTCTTGGGGAGGTAACATATTCAGGGTTATGGAGTACATCATTAAGTGCCGTTGCATAAGCATCGGCGAAGGTTTCACCTTTGTATATTCTCATATTTCTTTAGTGCTTTTTCATAACATTTCTCCATGCGGACAAAGAATTCTGTTCTTGGATACTTTAGTTGTGATTTTTCTATTTCTTTTTGGTATACATCATTAAGACGGGAATCATCTCTTAAATGATTCATAATTTCATACGTACGATCTTCTCTCCATTTAGACATTTTCAAAAAGGTTTAACTGCTTAGGATCACCTGTGATAGTGTTTTCATGATTAAGAAAATCAATAATAATTTTTGAAATATCATCGGCACTCATAGTACCAATATTAATCTTTAACTTATTCTTAATCTTACTTAAACGATGGGCACGATTAAAACCGTCAATTTCGGCTTTAACTTCCTCTTCATTAGTATAGAAGGATTTACCATCATCTCTATCCATAATGATATGGGCATCATTAGTTAAAGTAATAAGATAAAGATTTTCTCTTAATGCATTTGCAAATTGTTTTTCAATATCAAAAACATAATCACCTGAATACCCTCGGTAAAGTGGAGAGTAAACGGTTTCACCTAAATGAGAGCGGTTAAAGATTATGTTAACATCTTTATCTTTTAATTCCATCATCATTCTAAACATATCGGTATACATTTGAGTAGAATACTGGGTATGTTTTTCAGTATCATTTTTAAACGGTAATGAAGAGTAATGAACCTTATGAAAGACAAAATTATGTAGGTTTTGAATAATAAGATTTTGTTGAGTATCTTTGCCTGTGTTATCTGTACCCTCTATGATGATGAATTTACTCATTTTATTTTTATATGTTAAAAGTTATGATTGTTTATTTCAATGTCGTAGTTAGTAAAGCCTTCAAAATCTTTTTCATCAGCTTCTAGTCTACGCTCTAATGTATCGCCTGGCATATTACGTTGATGTAACCTATCCCTTCTTACTTCAATTGGCATATTAAGATAAATGATAGTACATTCTTTACGATCAATTGGATTAATATGAGAAATGCCTTTAGGCGTCATTATGAAAAGATTACACTGTTCTTTAAATTGCTTATAGCTTGTACCATAATACCAACCATTGAACTCTACCCATTCATACCAAAAGTTATTTTTTATTCTATCCTCAAAATCATCCTTTGTCATAAAGTAATAATCACGACCATCAATTTCACCTTCTCTAGGTGGTCTTGTAGTATAGGAAATGCCGTAGGTAAACCCACGACCTTCCATAACCTTTCTCATATGATCTTTACCAGAAGCAGCTTTTCCTACTAAGATTATTTTATTCATTTAACTAGAGTATAGGTAATGATTAAATCTTTTGACCAGGTATTATCAGATGTCCATTTCACTATCGATAGATTCATTAGATTCTTTTACTTCAAAATTCTCTTCTAAAATGTCAAGACATCCTTGTGCATCAGCAATGTCTCTGGTGAGTTTAACCATTTCATCTATTAAACCAGGATGTTCCCCAATCCCTACTGGGTTAGTAAGATAAACGGTAAGTTGAGCCATTGCCTTTTTCTTTTGGGCTACAAACTGTGCCTTCGTTGCCTCGTACAATACATTTGTTGCTGTTGCCATAATTAATCTGTAATTAGTTTAGTATGTTCGTAATTGTTTTTAATTTTCTCATTAAAGAATTTTCCTTGAGATTCTGCTTTACACATATCTTCATAAAGCTGTGGATCTACATTAGTGTACTCATAAAGAGCACCACCGTTAAATTCAACCTTTAGCGAGTTAGTGGCAAAATTAAATACCACACGTTTAATCATTGACGAATCAGTCGTCGAGCTTTGTTCTAATATCATCTTTTACTAATTTAAATTGTTCCTTAAGTTTTTCAACAGAAAGCTGTTTAATTTGTGATAGAGCCATCCAGGCATCCTCTTCGGTTTCTCCTTTAAATATGTAGGTATAACCTCCACCTCGAATCTTAAATTCTTTCATAGGTAATTTATTTTTATATTGCAGAAACCTTTATAGGTTTCATAATGATTTCTTAAGTTCGGTTAAATCTTTAAGATACATATCCTTAGGATCAGTACCTTCAATTACTTTAATCTCTGTTTCTTTTTCTGCCTTCTGTTTTAATAATTCTTCAAACCTTTCTTTGGTTAATGAATAGATAGGCATATTAAGAAGATAATTAAATGTACCATCAACTTGATCATATTTGTTCTTTTCAAGATATTCTACAATCTTTTGTTTAGGTACATTATTTATCTTAAGCTTACCATCAATAATATCCTTAATGAATCTTGCCTTATTTGAAATGATAAGTAGTTCACGATTGAGCTTATCTAAAAGATAGGCTTTTCTCTTATCATAGTAACCTAAACGAATACATACAAAGTGTTTTACAATATCTTCAACCTTATTAAAGATTTTAAGATTACCGTTCTCGTCTATTGTTGTTAAGTTTTCGGTTTCTTGAGAATGTATTTTTAGTAAACCATCAAGCCTTCCTTTAGAAATGTACTCCTTAAGTACGGCTCGTTGGAATTTGAGAATGTATTCAATTTTATCAGAAGAGTTATCTTCATAATCAGTAATGATTCTTTTCTCTACCAGATTATTTAAATGTGCTTCATATTTCTCATATGTAAAGCTTGGCGGTATTTCAGTAATCTTTACTGTTGTTGTATTTACTACTTCATATGATCCACTAATCTTCCAAGTCTTAGGATTATTAGGATCTCTTTCAAACTTACCAGTAAATTCACTAATCCAAGGTGCGAGAGTTTTCATTCTCTTTTCGGTAAGAACTGCAATACATGCATCTACAACATCTTTAGGGTTTCGGTTAAGAATGTTTGTAGCAAAACCTACAGCAATACCAGAAGATCCATTTAAGATAACGGTTGGTACAATAGGTAGGAAGAACTCAGGTTCAATTTTTTCGCCTTCTTCAATTTTATTTTCAAGGAGTTCAAAATCTTGATAAACTAATCTGAAGTTAGGATGTAATTTTGCACTGATGTAACGAGGTGCACCGGCAGAAGGGCTACGCAAAGATCCAAACTGACCAACGCCTTCAAGGAGTGGCATTGAATTTTTAAATCTCTGTCCCATACCAATCATAGCAGATTCTAATGAAGTGTTACCGTGATGATAATATGCCTCGGCCGCTACTCGACCAGCAAGTTGGAAAAGCTTCATAGGTTTTTCATTGCCTCCTTTCCAAATTTTATTTGCTACATGAACAACCTTTCTTTGTGTTGGTTTAAGACCATCAATACAACTTGGAATAGCGCGATTTTCTACTACATACTTTGCATATTCCAAATACTCTTTATCAAAGAATGATGTTACTGTTCTTTTCGTATTCATTAAAATAATGATTTGTTATTCGATTTAATTTCTACAGACTCTCCCAAAATCTTTTTCTTCCGTGGGCTAGAGTCACCTGAGAACCAGATTTTTAATGTGGAGTTAAAACCATTATCTCTGGTAAGAATGTATGACTGGGGACTTCTAATGATCTCTCGATATTCATCATCCTCCAACGCAGCCAAACCTTTCTTATATTCAATGTTCCACGAATTTAGGCTTCTCTGTTTATTTTCCCATTCTTTATATTCTTCATCAGAATAAAAACTTAATGTTTGTTTTCCTTTCTTTGCAACCATAAGAGGCGTTTCTACCTTTAAGATGCGGCCTTCTTCAAATAGTTCAGGCCAATACTTACCAAAGAAGTTTATAAGAAGAGCAGAAATTGAATTACCGTCAACATCAGCATCAGTATAAAATAGGATCTTACCATATCTTAAGTCCTTTGGTTCATGACCAATCTTGAGTCCTATTGCAGCCATGAGAGATTGTACTTCTTTATTTTGTACAACCTTAGTATCAGGAATTTCACTTACATTAATGAATTTACCTCTAAGTGGAAATGCACCCTGTGTTTGCGGGTCACGGTAACGACGAAATGCAGATGATGCAGAATCACCTTCAAAAATTGCAAGGGTGCATTTTTCTCTATTAGTTCTTGACTTAGCATCAATAAGTTTAAGTACTTTTGATTTATCAAGATTCTTATTTAACTTACGGAGCTTAGCTCTTTCTTCGGCTGCCTTTTTTCTCTCAATCCAATCTAAGACCGATTGAATGATTTCAGATCCTAGTACCTTCTTAAGAGTTCTTTCGCTTAACTCATGTATACTACCGAAGTCTTTAGGTTCAGTAATGAGTTTTTCCTTTGTTTGAGAAGAGAACGCAGGATTAATGATTGTACAATTAATAAAGAGGTATAAGTGATTCTTAAGTTCCGAAGGTTTAACATCAACTCTATGCTTTCTCTTTATCTTATCCCTTAAGTAATTTGTAATTTGCCACGTAATGTTATTTACATGAGTGCCGCCGTCCTTTGTTTCAACCGAGTTAACAAACGAAATTGCTTTAAACCCAGATTCACTATGACCAATTCCTATTTGCCAATGTTCAGATTCTTCATAGAAAACTGGTGTTGTATAAAGTTCGGAATATTCTTTAAATGATTTAAAGGAGATAGGTTCATTATTTAACCAAATCTTTAATTTAGGATTGCATGCAGCAATATCATAAAGCCTCTTCTCCATCATTTGTAAAGATGGCTTATCAATTTTTTTCATACCAAACCTTCCAAAATCTGGGACATATGAAATTTCAGTAAATCCTCTTTTTGCAGATACAACTTTAGGTTTAGTTTTCTTTGCCATGTTATTAGAGAAGGTTTGTGTAAACCTTTTCTTTCCATCGCATGTATCAATGTTAAATTCTTTACTAAATATGTTGGTAAGTGTACTACCTACGCCGTTTGTACCTACAACAGTTCTCTGTTCGGTATCATCAAAGTTACTTCCCGTTTTAAGGTTACTAAAGATCATTTCAGGAACCCACTCATTATACTCCTTATGAATCTTAACAGGAATACCACCATTATCCCAAATTGATATTTTATTAGAATCTAGGTCAACAGTTATTTTAATCTGATTAAGTTTAGGATTTCTTTTATGTTCATCTACAGAATTAGAAACGATCTCATCAAAGAGTTTTAAGAAGCCTGGATTATAGGTAACCTCCTTAGGAACCAATTTCCAACTTCTACGATCTAAGAGATAAACTTCCTCAGTATGAGGCTTAACAGAACCGATGTACATTCCTGGTCTTAGAAGTACATGTTCCGTGTCGGTAAGTTTTTGATATCTCTTCTCTATGTTTACTGCCATACTCTTTATTTTTATATTGTAGAAACCTAAAAGGTTTACTTGTCATTAAACTCATACCTAAGTTTAAGACTAAGATAATTTACATATGAATGATAAAGATCAGGATGTTTCTTAGAGATGTGCTTCCACTTATTTGCAAAGTTTGCCGTTAGGTTTTTTAACCCATCATAATGAATACATTTATTTTTCTCGCTAGAGATAACCCTTTTTACCCAGTAAAAATCATCTTTAATTTCTTTAAGTAATTTTTCCATACTATTTAATTTAGAGCCTCCTGTAGGAATCGAACCCACGACCTACTGAGTACAAATCAGTTGCTCTAAGCCATCTGAGCTAAGGAGGCAGTTGTGGAGGTGGTGGGATTCGAACCCACGTCCAATAAGTTTCCATATCAGGCGTTCTTACAGCTTATCCAGTTATTTGACTCTGGCAAACTTTTTGCCTTAAAGTTTTTGGACTGACATTTTTAGCTTTGGTCAGCGAACCTACCACTAGAGCCGATCTTAATGGGTATTGGATTTCTCCTCAAGGTTTCTCGTGGTTTCGATAGCGGTACTACAAACCTTTTTTCCCGCAATTGCTTCCTTTAACACCTTATCTATCTACAAGCATACTTAATAGTATGGTGTGCGTTAGTACCTAACTCTTAGGCTGCCATCGCAAGTTCAGTGTTGCCACTTACTTGTTTGATGTAGGTCATCACCCGTGCTGTACCTAATACTTCTAACAAATTGTCAAAAGCCGGTCACCCCCATATTTTCAAAGAACTGTTTGATATTTATATTGCTTATGACTCCTTTAGTTTTTGTTGCCAATAAGCCATTTCTCTTTCTCTTTTAGCTTTACGCAGTTCCCACTCCCATTTTTCATAGAGTGTATATGAATACTTCCAACCACAGTCTTCATCATAATCGTCATCTTCGACTACCACGATTGAAGGTCCCATGATTTCCTGGAGTACTCCAAGATCTACCGGTCTCCAATAACCAAATCGGAAATAGTTATGATTACCATCTCCCATAATACGGCCAACTTCAAATTGGCCAAATGCTTTTTCAACTTCTTTAAGTTTTGAGATATCTATTTTCATCGTTCTAAAATTACAAGTTCTCCAAAGTGGCGGTCAAAAACCTGAATGAGATTTTCATAATCACCGCTCATCATTTCAGTGGTAAGTTCTCCGCGTTGTTGTGGTTCATAATCCAATTGCTTTGCCAAATTCTGGGCAAGGCTAATCAGAGCAAATGCATTTCCATCAGGACCAGTAAGATCCACGATAATTGGTCCACTATGTTGTTTCTTTTCTCGTATCATAATTACATTGACATATAAGTTTCAGACTGAGTCCATCTTTGGTACCACTCATCATGAGCTTCGGTAACCTCAGACTTTTGAATTCCTTTATGGTAAACATGGTTACCAAAGATAGCTCCTAGATTAACAGTGTTCTTGGTTTCGCGAGTAATGCGGTAGAATCCACCATCATACTTTACTATAGTTCCTTTTTCCATGATTAGATGTAGTTAAGGTGAGAGTTAAATTCCTTTTCTTCCTGTGCCCATTGGCGAAGGATAGAGTTAACTTGGGTTGAGATCCATCCCATATCCCATGGAGTAAGTTCTCCATAGCGAGCGATTTGACGATGGGTAAAGTATTCCACGCGGTCAGTATTACCTTGTGCCATGTGGAAGGCAATTTTAGGAAGGTATCCGTTTTCGTATTTCATATTCCGTTTAAATTTGTATATTATAAATATAATACAAATTTTTGGGAATTGAAAACTTTTCCTAGACTTTTTTCAAAAAGTTATTAACAATTTTTTAGAATGGCATTTCAGGCTCAGCTTTCATCTTTTCCATAAGCTTACGAGCGATGATTTTGGTTTCCTTTGAGAATTCTCCTTTATCAATCATCCATTGAATATATCGAGAATCTGCTTCGTATACTTCACGGAAAGGTTTTCCACTCCATTTACCAAAGTTAAAGATAATTTCTTTCTTTCCATTAATTTCAGCAAACTTAAACTTACCGCTTAGGTCAACTTGTGTTTGGCGAGACTCGTTAACTACCTTGTCAATTTCTTCAACCGTTTGTGGCATATCATAAAGTTCACGTTGAGCTTGGAAGATTTCCATTGTTGCACGAATATCATTCTCTGCACGGTGTGCGCCTTCTAAAGTCTTACCTGTGTATTTCGTATATGCCGTGCTTAAGTCTCTTCTTTCATATTTTGAGTAAATAAGGAAAGGATCAATAACAGCTCGGTTACGATGATTAAAAACAATCCCAGCCCTCATAAGTTCTTCGGTAAGCATTGGAATATCAAAGTAAAGTGCATTATATCCACCAAGGTCAGAATCTCCAATAAAGTCTACAACATCCTTTGCTATGGCCTCAAACCTATCCTGGTCCTCTAATAGGTCTGGTGTGATCCCATGTTTATCAATTGCTTCTTGTCTCCACTCAACATTAGTACCTGGATTTACGAGGGAGTAAAAGCTATTAATTTCATTTCCATCAAGATCGGTCTTTATCATACAAATCTCAATAATACGATCCGTTGCTGTGTTTACTCCTGTGGTTTCCAAATCAAACCATACAATACTTTTAGCCATAATATACTATTTTCGTTAACTCTCTGTTAATTTTATATAGTAACAGGTTAACTTAGTTTTAAGAAAATAAAAGATTAATTATAATCAGGAGCAACTTCAATCTTAATTGCCTGAATTTGAGAAGGTAATTGTGATAAGGTAGAATTAATCTTACCTAATGTAGCATTAAGTCTAGCATCATTACCACCTCCACCGCCTTTACCGACGAGAAGATTTTTAAGTCCACCTAGAAGCCCGCCACCTTCACCACCTTCATCACCTTCATCTTTCAGAAGATCCTTAATTTCTTTAATGGCTTCAATCAGTTCTTGTTGAGCTTTCTTATTAGATGATAATGTACCAGCAGAACTAAATAATTTGGCAAAAGCCTCAGCTTTATATGGATCAATTTTATTAATGGCTGCTGTGATTCTTTGCATTTCATCAGCCGCAACAGTTAATGAACCATCTGCTGCACGATCTGATATCTCAGTTAAGAAACCTTTCATATGATCTACCTTCTCCGGGAAGTCAGGATTATCATAATAGAACATAAATGACTCTTGAATGGAAGTAAAGAGTGCACTGATTGCATCAGCTACCGCGTAAGGATCACCAATCGTATCCATAAACATTCTTAATTGGAATGCCGTACTAATTAATGCTCCGTTAATACCTTTAACTGCATCAATACCTACCTCAACAGCATTTTGGCTCCATGAAGTACTAAAGCCAAACATTCCTTTAACTTCTTTAGTAACCTGTTGTCCACCTATGTGAGCGAATGCGTTACCTACAGCAGTAAGGGTATATGAGATGGCATCTCCAACTGATTTAGCATCTTCAAATTCACCTTGGAAAATGTCCATAAAGTACTTAAGACCATCAGTAACTTCTATTAGTGCTTCATTAATTCCAGAGACCGATTCAATACCTTTTTGTACAGAGTTTTCTTGGAATCCAAAGAAACTTAAGAATGGATTACTTGAAGGTTTTCCTGCTCCAATCGAAGCAAATGCATCACCAACGGTTGTTAAAACAAAGCTTACGGTTTCACCAATTGTCACAAAGTCTATATCCTCATCTGAGAATGCCTTAAGGCCTTCTGCAATACTGGTTAATTCTGCTCCAGCACCTTGAACATTTTCAACACCTTTTTGAACTAGGTTCTCATCCCAACTAAATATAAACCAACCGTCTTCCTCTTCCTTACCACCAATTACAGCAAAAGCATCACCTACAAAAGTTAAGGATTTGGTAACGGCATCTGCTAAATCATCCCAATCAACCCCAGCATCTATCATTTCCTGGAATGTTTTTAATCCGGTTGCAATATTAGTTAATTCTTCTCCAGCGCCAGCAACTGCATCAATACCTTTCTCAACTAGATTCTCATCCCAACTAAATATAAACCAACCATCTTCCTCTTCCTTACCTCCAATTACAGCAAAAGCATCGCCAACGAAAGTTAGTGTATTAGTAACGGCATCGGCCAATGCATCCCAATCAACCCCAGCATCTATTAATTCCTGGAATGTTTTTAATCCATTTGCAATATTTGTTAATTCCGTACCTGCTCCTTTAACCGCGTCAACACCTTTCTCTACAAGGTTTTCATCCCAACTAAATGGACCCCATCCATCTTGAACTTCCATGCCACCGATAGTAGCAAATGCTTTACTTAAAAATCCTAAGGTATCTGTAATAGCAACATTAAGGTAACCACCTTCTTGGAATGATTCCGTAGTTAGACCATATTCGTTTTGTAAGTCCAAGAATGATTTTAATCCAATTGTAACATCTTTGAGAGCATTACCTGAACCCTTAACTGCATCAATACCTTTCTCAACTAGATTCTCATCCCAACTAAATGGACCCCATCCATCCTGGACTTCCATTCCTCCAATTGTAGCAAATGCTTTACTTAAGAATCCTAAAGTATCTGTAATAGCAACATTAAGGTAACCACCTTCTTCAAACGCTTTATTATCTAATCCGTATGCCTTCTTAAGATCAAGGAATGCAGCTAACCCTTTTGTAACCTCATTAAGAGCATCACCTGCACCCATAACAGAATCAATACCACGTTCAACCGCATTAGGACTAAACATATTTCCAAAGACTGCGCCAAATAATCCACCAGGACTAGCAGGTTCTCCACCTGCTTGAGCAAATGCTCCACTCACAGCCCCTAATGCAACCGCCAATTCTTTTGAGTCATCCTCATCAAATCCAACTGCCTTAAAATCAGTTAAACCTTTTGATAGTTCCTGTAATGCGTAGCCTGCAGCTGCATACATTCCAGCAGCAGCCAACCCAGCGCCGCTCTGCATAACTCTAGTAAATAAGCCTTTTAACATACCGAAGGCCCCAGCCTCAGGATCAACACCAGAGAATGCCATTGCAACACCACCTAGTACCGTTGCAAGATCTTTGGCATCTTGTTCAGAATAATCTAAATCTTTCATTGCCTCAAGACCTGGTGCTAATAAGAGTAATGCACCACCTGCAGCAGCAAAGAGAGCAGGACCTAAAAATGCAGCACCAGCAGTTAAACCTACTAAAGCTCCAATCGCGGTACTAACCAAACCTATACCTAGTAAGATTCCGGATTGTACCAAGATATCACCAACACCCATACCTTCTGTGGCTTTGGCAAAAGGAACATAACCTAATGAGAATATTGCTAATCCTATTCCATTTAGCGCTAACATAGCAGCTCCTTGTAAAATATTACTAATCCCAAACTTACCTACGAGAGCAGTAGCCACACCTATACCTAAAATAACAGCAGATTGAATTAAAACATCCATTAATCCCATCCCAGCTGTAGCAAGACGGAATATCCCAAGACCAACAGAGAACACTATCAATCCTAGTCCTATTAATGCTACTGCTGCTGCGCCTTTGCGGATCTGTTTGGCAAACTTCTTGCTACCAAGTAGAGCAAATGCACCACCTATTAAGACAAGGCTAGCAACCATACCAACCAGAACAACAGGAGCCATTATTATAAGAGCAGCGGTGAGAGCAAAGAATGCTAATCCTATCGCAAATGATTTCATGGCATCACCCATTCTATCCACCGCCTTGGCCCCTTTCTTAATTTGTTTATCTCTTTTACCAACCATGGTAAAAATAAATCCCATAATACCAATAGCAGCCCCAATGATAGGTGTAAATAAAATACCAACAGCAGAAGCAACAGCAGCAAAGACTAGACCTTTTGCAAAACTTTGCAAAGAATCTCCCATTATCTGTAAGGTTTTAGCGCCTTTCTTTGCATCTTTCTTTTGACCTAACTCCGTAAAAATGTCGCTTACTTTTGTAACAACCCTAGCCAATACATTTAATCCACCTAGCTTATCAACTATCATTAAAGGTATTACTGACTTCGCTAGCGATTTTGCAAAGTCTAAAGTAGAACTGCCCATTATCTCAAGAACCTCAGCTGCCTTGGCTACCTTTTTAGGTTTCTTAACATCTTCTAAAACCTTAAAGGTTTCTCTTACAGTATAAAGAAACTTTTCAACATTCTTTTTCTTTACTGCTTTAAATGCAATAAGACCAGTAACCATTTCGCTAGCACTAGCCCCTAATGCCCTTAAGACATCACCTGGTGATTTTACACCAGATAGCTTACCACCCTTCTTTCCTCCTTTTCCTGCTAATGCAAAAGAGCTTTTTCCAGTATTAAGTTCAATTTGTTTAAGGTATTCAGTTTGGACCTGCAGCTCGTAATAGATAGCATCCTCTAAACTCTTAGCTCCACCACTACCTGTTGCCATAGCAACAAAAGCGTCTAATTTTTCGTTAGTCGCTTCTGCTGCCGCTGCAATTTTGGATAGCGGATCCATTAAGTCTTTAAGTGTAACAGCTGCCATTACATTATATATTTAGAACTTCGGCATGCTTATACTAGGCATAGATGGCATTTTATAACTACTCATCTGTTTTTGTGCCGACTTCTGCATCGAATTAGGGTTATATTTATCTTCATATGAAGAACTTGCCTTTCTTTCTTCGTCGTTGCGCTCTTTTACGATATCATTGTATATCTCAAGAGTATACTCGTATTCATAGAAAGGGAGCATATCCAGCTCAGTTGGCTGGATATGCAATTTCTCCATAAGTAAGACCCTAATCTTAAAGAAGTTCAGAAGAGATATCTGAAATAATGAAGAGAGCCTTGATGCCGCCGGGAAAGGAAAGCGGAACTGTGACCTCCGCGCCACAAGATTCACATGGGACCGTAAACTCAGGTCTTACTCCCAATTTTAGTTTTTCAATAAGTCTGTATACAATTGAATATTTGCTAGAATCCCAGCCTTGTAAAGAAGATGCCGTTGAAAAAATTTCTCTATCATTAAATCCTCTCCATTCTCTTTGAATGTAAGGAATAATACTAAGGGTTGATTTATCCCAAGGTTTATTTTCTTCTTCTCTACTTCTAACCCAATCAGTAATGGCTCTCATAACACCGATTGTTGGGGGTGCTAATGTAATCTCACCATGATTTTTAGTAGTAACAGTATAGCATTTATTTACAGGATCGTAATACTTTTCAAGAAGATCATCTACAATTTGGAATTGAAGATTATCTGTTTTAAGTTCCATACTTTCCTGAGACTTACACGCAGCAGATGTACATTTCTTTTTACCTACTGGCATCATAAGTTTATTTTCACCTTGCTTAAATGTAAGCTCCCTAATTGATAATAAAACAAAGATACGATCTTCTTCTAAGATATCTCTGTAAGATCCTCTTGTAGAACCGTACATAATTTTAGTACAATTAACAATTAAAGAATTGAGCTTCTCATCTACATCTCTAATGTTTTCTTCTTCCATTGTAGAGAAATCACGAATTTCACCAACTCGCGCAGCTCTCATGTGGATTTCAAAATCATCTCTATAAAAACGACCACCTGAAGGTAATCTTGTTAAATCTAATTTAACATATCCGGTTAATTCTTGAATTCTTTTGATTTCTGGATCATCCGGTGAAGTAATACCTCTGCCTCTTGTAGGATCAACCTTACCTAAAGATGAAACGGTACCATCTTCATTTTTCTCTGTGACTTCATTTGATTCAACAACATGTGCATCTTGGATGCCTTCTGCTGCCTCAAATTCTTTTTTGATGTCTTCCTCGTGGTTACTCATGTTTACTTAATTTTTGTTAATTGTTTTTCTGGTGAAGTTTCTTCCACGATATGTTCAACTATAAGGTTTCTTACATAGCGTGAAACTGGAAGTGGTTTAATACCATTTTCCATTGATTTTTGTATAATAATTGAATTTAGATTATCTTCATCCTCTGGTGTTAAAAGAACTTGTAATTTTTTAGTTAGCCTTTTCTTTTGAGGAATCATTTCTTGGACACTTTCATTATATCCATATTTAGGATTATCGGCTTTATATTTTTTAATCCAATATTCAACCCTATCCATTATCTTTCCTAGAGACTCTTCATTATCAAATTGTTCTAGGATCTCTCGAGTAAATGTTTTTGTACCAAAATCTTTAACTGCTCTTTTGATATATTTTCCCGTTCCTAAGTTATTTGGGTTATCATTTACAGAGTGCCCAATGTAAATTTTGCCGTCATTAACATTTTTAACTTTAAATATGATCATAATTATGTAATATGTATTCTATATTATATATTAGTGTAATGACAAAAAAACTGGCCCTAAGGCCAGTTTTTTATATAAAAAGTTAGATTAAGATCCTACGTTTTCCTCAACCCAGTGATCACAACGGTAAGTCATTGATAATTCAGCTGCATCGGCGGTTTCATAGTTCAATTCATCCACAAAATCAGGTTGACCTGTTGGGAATACATCTTTACAAGTAATCTTTCTGAAAATATCACCTGCTCTGTTGTATTGTACAATGATCATACTTCCAACATAGTCTTTCTTTAATCCCATTTCCCCAGTCAATGGATCATAGATTAATTTATACCAATTACGGAAGGTATTGTAAATGTAGTTTTCATTTGCTTCATTCAAGTTAAGAGTGAAGTTCAGTGTCAAGTCTAGGAAAGTCTGTCCTGGCATACTTGCAAATGAACGGTCAGCAAATTTGTATTTCTGTCCGATTGCATCTACACTTGGATTAAGGTTATTCAAACCTCCAATAGTCTTAACATGCTCTAAGATCAAACCTGTATCATCGCCTAGTGGACTAAAGACAGTAACCTCAAACAAGTTAGGTTGAATTGGTTCATATCTTTGACTGCTAGCCCTTGATTGCGTATAATGTGGTAATGGCATAACTTATCTTATTTTTTTATTTATTCTCTTTTCTTTTTCTTATTGGAAGTTTCCTGTGCTAATTGCCCCAGTTCTTAAGATTGTAGTTCTTTGTACAAGAACTTCCATACCTCTTACTGGTTCAATATAAGTATCAAGAATACCAACATTCTGATCAATAACTTCAGGTGTATTATTGGTTTCATCCATAATATTTCTAAAGTCATATACTCCATCGTCGTTTTGTACAGTTGATAAGAAGTTATCAGCAAGTGTCTTAATTTCCAATCTCGTTTGAGCAGTATTGAACTCGAACAAGTAGTTTTTAAGAATTGCCTCAATTCCATCTTGGATGTAAATAACAACCTCTCTAACATTAATTGAGCTTAATGCAGATTTTGGAGTTTGTTGAGCAGTTTTGTTTGCAAAGATAGTTGGACCAGTTCCGCTTTGGAATACAATTGGATTTAATCCAAATGGTTCTAAGTATTCTCTATCTTCTTTATCCAAGTTAAGTTCTAATCCTACAACTCCAGTTCCTCCAACAACGCCTCGGCGAACTCCTGCAACTAATGACCATGGTAAAGCATTTTCATATTTTGCAATAAAGTTATTAGAAACATAAGCAGCAGGTGGAACGTTAATGTTCTTTCCAAGATCTCTTACAGTAATGTAAGGATAATAGAATGCTCCCCAGCTACCACCTTGTGTTGGTGAAGGTAATGAGTATCTAACAGTTGGATTCTTAGTAAGATCACCTCCGGTAGAAATTAGTCTAGATGAAAGGCTTCCAGTTGCATCCAAGAAAGAAGGATCAGTGCTATTTTTAAAGTCCTTAGCAGAAGGTGCATTAATTATAGCGAATGCATTTTTTCTATCGTTACACAACTGAGTGTAAATTGCCTTAGATCCACTTTCAATTCCGTTTCCGAATGTATCAACTATGTAGCGGAAGTTAATCGTTTCTCTATCAGTAAGTGCCTTATATAAATTGGTACCACTTAATGTACCACTTAATATTGCGTTTTGTCTATCATTAGATCCATCAGGTACGTGTTTAGTAGCATCCAATTGGAATCCATCTAAAGTAAATATGTTTAAGTAATCAACCCATTCATCGATTGGGTAATACAATTCAACTTTCTTAACACCACTTACAGTAGTTACAGAAATCTCAGATTGACAAGTTACGAGTAATGCGGTAGTTCCTGCAGGAATAGTAGGATATTCATTAATTGTTAATCCTCCTACTACTTCATTAATTCTAGTTAACCTAGAATGAGGAACCGCGATAGAACCTTCAAAATGTAATAAGTAATTTCCTACAACCAAATCAGCAGCTTCTGGTGAAGTTGATGAAATAAGTACCTGGTTAGGTTTAAGAGCAGGTTCGCTAGCAGCGTCAGCTATAATATCAATAGTAAGGTTTAATGCTCCCTTAAGAGTTTGGACTCCTAAAGTATTTGCAGCAAGTGCAGTACCATCAGAATCTAAGAATACACCTGTACCATCTAAATCAAACTGAGCTCTTGGGGTTAAGTTTACAAATCCATCTTCTTCATACGCAGTAACAGTAGCAACCGGTAAGTAGTAATCCGGATCTGAAATAGCGATTTTATCAACGGCTGTAGTAGGAACACCTGTATGAATGTATCCGTATTCAGCAGCATTAAATACCAAGAACGAAGTATATTGTGTACCTCCTACTTCATATACAGCTTCATCCCCATCAGTAAGAGTGCCGTTAGAAAATGCAGTGTACATTGCAGATCCATAAGAACCTACAATACCTGTATTAGTATTAGGATACTCTTGAACAGTAAAGTTAAAGTCAGATTCGTTAATGTAAGTATATACTGTACCCGGTGCCGTTGGGAAGTCTCCAGTTGTAGTAGAACCTACACCTGATAATACTAAGGTAACAACATTAGTTGTAATATTAACAGATAATACTGGGATATATTCTCCACTTACAGCACCTAAGATATAGCTACCTACAGCAGAAGAATCATTTGCCGTCATTGAAGCAAATGCATCATACATATCTTCCCCAGAAGATCCAGTCAATTGAATTTGAATATTACCATCAGTTACAGTAGAAACCGAAATACTTCCAGATGAAAGAGTTGCGGTATTTACTACCTGTGCATTTCTTGCATATGAAAGGTCAGATACAATAGGTGCGCCGTATGATAAGAAATTAACATCATCCTGAATACTAGTTGCCTGAGTATATTCAAGGTTATGTCCAATTAAATCAATACCGCCTGCAACACCGTCAATTAAGAAGTCTCCACTGAATAGGTCTTCATTAACAGTACAGAATAAACCTGTAGTGGCAGTATCTGCGTTAATGAGTTTTTCAACGAAAAGATTATTTCCAATCAAATCAACAAAATCAGGAATTAAACATGCAGTATAAGTTGCAATTAAGTTAACTTCTGATTCGTTGAAGAATTCAGTTAATTTAGTATCAGTAGCATCAGATGTAAATACCTTTCTTTGAATACCTTTAGTTGGATCAAAGTAAGTTTGGAATGTTGGGTCAGCTTCAAATCTTTCATAAGGTGTAGCAGAACTGAAGTCTCCACCGAAGTCTCCACCAATGACGAATATATCAACCATGAAGTCTGAAATTAAACTATCCTTATCTAAGAAGCCCGGTACATTAGCTGCACCATACCATTCTTCAACAGTTACATTAAATGCGGCTACATTTGCGTTTGCAGCTTTCTTAACAATAACTGAAATTGGATTTTGTCCTAAATTAACAAAATCTAATAAATCATTAGTTGAAGTAGAACTTAAAGTTGTTCTGTTTGCTCCAACGTTATCTAAAAATGCATCGCTATCAGGATAAAAGAATTTATCTCTGTTATAAAACTTTTGATATTCGCCTGAAGCTCCTGCGTTAATTTGTGCCTCTGGTGTAGAAGCTGTACCAAACTTAATGTAATCAACATTATCGTCTGAGTCTAAAGCCAGAAGATTGAGTGCCAAAATAGGACCTCTTTCTAATGCTGATAAACAGCTTCTGTGGAAAAATGAATCCTTTCTTTCCAAATTTCTATCAATATCACCAAACACTTGTTTAAAGAATGCTGTATCTGGGACAAAGACCGGAGTATTGAAAGGTCCTTTTTTCGAGAAACCTACGATTAATCTCGTCTGGTTGGCAGGAATACTTACAACTTGACTCTTATCGAATTCAAAACGATAAGTACCTGCAGCTTTAAGAGAAGCGATTTTCGGATCTAGTGCCATCTTATATTATTTTTTTTATTTGCTTTTTTTATATATCCACAACATAGATACTTTTTATACCAGATCATAGATATCATAATTAAGGTTACCACCCTTTGAATCTTTTTCTAGAATTTCATCAATCTTATTTTGAATGTATTCATCAATCACATCATAAATCTCTTCTGCAAAATCAGAAAAGTCTAACGTAAAGAAGAATTCTGAGCTATTTATACATGTCATTATAAGATCATCATTACCTAATTGACCTGCATAAGATCCATTTGGCATCTTTCCAAATGTTGAGGCTTCATAAACAGTTTTCTTATCCTTAATGATTATTCTATTCTGTGTAATGTACTTCTTAAAGTTTTGGCAAAATATAGGTTTGTTGTCTTTTTTAACCTTAAGACCAAATTGCTTTGTTCTTGCATCGATACGATGCTTAAACTTAACAACCATTTCCTCATCAAAATCATTTCTCTGTGGAAAGACAGTTTCTAATCTCTTAATAACCTCACCACCGAACATATTCCATTCAATAATCATTTTAACATTTTCTGAATAGAACATGTCAAATGCAAGAATGTAAATTGCTTTTGCAAATTCTTCAATAGTGTGTTCATTACTTCTAAACCTTCCTACTTGTCTAAGTCTAAAAAAGTCAACAAAACTTCCAGGTGATGTAACTTTACCCCAATCCTTTTCATCCATCATCTCAACCTTAAAGATGTTTACAATTGAATAATCTCCACCATTACCTTCAGCTATATCAATTGAAAACAAAAAATAATTGGTATCTTCTTCCACTTCTTCCAAATCAAAATCAGGATCCCAAAGTAAACCATCGTAGGCTACATCCTCTTCTTCAAACGCAGGTAACTCACGATGAACAAACTCTTTTTGGTTATTCTGTAATTTTTTTAGGCTATCCGCGCCTAATAAGAGGGATGAACTTGCAATAAACTGATTACCGTATTGTCTATTAAACGCTTCTTCACTTCCTAAGTTTGCAACTTCTTGGCGCATCCATTTTTCATCTCTTCCTGGGACATCCCACCAATCTACCCGGAATGGAGTATATTCACTTAACCCAGATTCGGCAGCAGAGTAAATATCATAAAACTTATTAAACCCATTAGGTGTACTTGTAATAATAACTTTTGAGTTTGAAGAAGCGGATACCGTTGGATACACGTTTTCATAAAATGTTTCTACGAAATTTTGAGGAATGTGAGCAAACTCATCCATGAACAGTAAATGAATGGTAAAACCAATCGCAGCCTTTTTAGTTGTAGTTTGACCAATGATACGACAACCATTATCAAACTTAGAATTAAATACATCCCATTTTAAAACACCTGGCTTCAAAAAGAAAGGTAAATGTTCAAGGATAGTTTTACCCTTATCAATAATCTCTCTGGTAGTTGCACCCTTATTTGAAAGTACTAATGAATTTTTATCAAAGTTAAATAATGAATACCATGCAATAAAAATTGAAGAGCATATTGTTTTTCCAACCTGTCTACTTGCTAAACATACATTAAATCTCTCTGCCTGAAACTGTCTTAGCATATCTTCTTGATATGCTCTAAGCTCAATGGTCTGCAGACCATGATCTGTCATAACAGTACAGTATGTATTTGCAAAATATACAATGTCAGTTGCGCATTTCTTTATCTCCCTAATTTCATGAGGAGTATAATTAAAAACAATATTACCTTTTCTTAGATTAGGATTACCTTCATAAAAAGGCGTTGCCTTAGGTTTATATCCTTCTTCTAATGCAAGCATGAGTTGTTCAACCTTTTCACTTGTCCATGAAAATGATTGCTCAGCTTTACCTACACTAAATTCAAATCCTGCGCTAGGTGCTTGTGGTCTCTGTGGCATTTTCTTCTATGACGGCAAGAATATGATTTTCGTGAAGGATTTCTAATTCTTCATCGCCAAAAGTATACATCGTACCCTTACCTAATGTTTTTATTATTGTATCTCCTTTCTTTACATCTACCTCATCAGAGGCGGAAATTACAATAGCTTTTCGGTTATATTTTTCCTCAGGTATAATTATTCCACCAGAGGTAACCGTTTCTTGTGGTAGTTCTTTTACAAGAACATACCTATTCTTCATCTTCATTGCTATCGACATCTTGAATATCTTCTTCGTTAATAGTATCTTGTAAGGCTCTCATTAAATCTTTCGTACCTCTAGATTTAATTCCGCCGTTTGATTTATTAGATTGGCTTGTATCAGAACTACCATGATATACATCAATATCCCTAGAAATCTTTTTTGCATTTTCTTCAATCGCAACCATGTACATAGTTTGACTTTTTATGATATCTAATAAAGTTCTCTGTAAATCACTAAGTACTTCAAACATTCTAGGGGATACATCACCTTCATTAATTTGATCCATTAAAGCAGTGATAGCATATTCACTATTTTGCATTTGCCGAATAAGCATACTTAATGCATATTCATCTAAATCTGCTTTAGCCTTAATATACTCGTGTTCCTCAATTATCTGTTCACTAAGATAAAATTTCAAAAGATTATTCATAACCCTTTGAGCTTTACCTTTTGCTTTAACTAATTGAGCCGATTGCGTATTTTCTGCTCTTACCTTTGGTAGCTGAGGAGTTTCGTCCAAACCTGGAACCTCATCAGGTAAATCATTTAATAAATCGCCAAGGCTGTCTCTAAACTTATCTTTAGACTCTTCTTTCATTAATCCCTAAATTTAGATTATATATTCCAGGTTAACGGGGGTTGGTTTCCCTGTTAAGTAATAATTGAGGAGCTGCATTATCAAGAAGAAGCGATAAATGAGTATCTTTTACTACGTACTGAGATAAAATAAGTTCTTGTAATTCCTCCTCGATAGGCTTTTTCCAGATCCTAATATTTGTTATGTCTGTTGGGCAGCCTAAAAGTTTCCACTTATTTGAATCAGGTACTGCTATTGGGTTATACGTTTTAATTTCACTGAATAACTTATTTAGTATCTGTGTGTCATTAGGATTTATTGAACCAGTGGTTTCCAAAGTATTATAGCCGAATAAACTTAACTGTTTAGCAGTGCTATTTAGATTTATTACAAATGCATACCAATCATCTTTATTAAGAATTAATCCTTGCGAAGATAGGTCGTATTTAAAGTAAGTGTCGCCGATCTTAATAATGAACCAATTAACGGTATATGTAATTGAAACATACTGTGTTGGCGGTAATAGGTCATTTTCATATATCATAAAATTACAGCTCTTCTCTCTATTAAATCTAGGAGTACCTTGTGTAATGTTATCTACATAAGGAACATCTAAATCTATGCTAGTATTTCCTATTGCAATAATCTTATGAATTCCATTATACGATTTAGTACCATTAACTTTGACCCAATCACCAATTGATAATTTTTCAGCGATTTTTTCAGGTAAGCCTGCGGTATTTAGCTTTACCTTTCCGCTACTATTACTTATTCCTGTAATAAGAACGTTCTGACCAATTGGATTATCATATTGTGGCCTTACCCAAAATGTAAAAGCCCTATCATCGGTTGCAGACCACCCTTTATCATATCTGTATTCTACACCTTCTTCTTGTGTGTTTAATGTTTTTAACTGATAATGATATTTAGATATTATAGTCCAATTGTTATAAACATTCTCTTCTTTAATGATTAGCTTCTTATCAAGAATTCTTCTAACATAATCATTTGATTGTGTACCGATAGTGTTGTACTGATTAGGTTTTCTTACATCGGCAAATTCATCTTCTCTCTCTTCTTTAAACTTATCCTCTACATTAGAAACTAAAGAATCCTTAACATCCTCAATATTTTTGTCAGGGTAGAGAACAGCTGTTCTTTGTTGATAAGGAACAAGACTTACTCTCCAATATGATCCACTATATAAAAAGTCATCGGCTTCTGCTACTGCATCTACTTCATACATTTTATTCATATACTGTTTAAAGTATAAATAGTCTCTCATCTGAGGTTTTGCCCCAACACCAAACACTCCCTCGAATGCAGATTTAACAATATGAACTTCAAACTGAACTGGAAAATCCATCATAAGAGGATTAAACTGAATCTCTCTTGTTGGTAATTCATTATCAGGAATCATTATTTTAACCTCAGCGTTTGCAATAACATCAAATAATGAATACTCTTTAAGAATAACATCTTTACTTCTTTGGTCAGCGGCAGTCTTAAAATAGTCAACACAGAATCCAAATAGATTAGATGCAACCTGAGATAATTGATTATACATTTGTGAAGCCCTAGATAAATCATAAGGATTCCATGAAGTACCACAACAATCAACAACCAGGTTTTGCGCACCTGATAAAGTTTGACCATCGCAACATTCTACCTGAGGAACTTTACAAATTACACCCCCATCGGTAACTATTTCAAGTGATATGGACTTAAATTCTAGTGTGCCGTCGCCCACCTGTTCATACTTATACTGAACCCAAAACGGTTTATTTGGATCTAATAATAAGGCCTCTAGATTCACATTTGTTAAAGGAACCCAATCGGAATATGTGACACCATCAATACCCCACCTAAATGACTTATTAAAAAACACTGAAGTATCTTCACCAACAGTTACGTCGGAATAAGATATTACTTCAACTACATTTTTATAAGGCTCTTGTAGGCTTATAAGAATAGCATCGCCATTCTCATTTGTTGTTGTTCCAGTAACTGCCATTTATTATGAGTTTATTTGCTGATCTTTATCGTTTCTTTTATTACCCCAAACTTTATCAACTGAAGCAAATCCTAGACCACCAATACAGATCATCGCAACTGCGTTGACAATTGTTGGTTCTACTGGATATTCAGTGAATAGGTTAATAAACAGAGCGACACATAGTGATAGACCAGCAGTGATGCCAATAAATCTTTTTGAAGAAGGTGTACCCTTTTCATCTTTCAATAATCCTGTGATCCAATTAATGATTTTTTTCATGATAAAGACAATTTTATTTATATATTCCTTAATAAGGAGTATAGTCTGTCTTTACGGTTAGTACAGGGTCGTCTTCCTCTAACTTTGGATCAATTTGATCAAGAAGATCAAAGGTGTTAATTGTTCCATCTATTTCCAATTGACCAAGAAGATCAAAAAGTAAAGATGCTTTCATATAAAAATAAGGAGATCTTTCAAGATACTTATTTGGCATTATACCAAATTCAATAATCTTTTTATTGATAATGTCTAAATCTTTTCTATCAAATATCTTAGTAAGATCAAATAAACCTTCGTTGATTTTAAAATAAAAGCTCATTATTTCCCTATTCTCAACTTTAATCATTCTTGTGTATTTCTTATCATAAGAAATTTTAAATGTAAACCATTCTAAATTAATTAAGCGATCCATAATGGACCACAAGAAATGAATAGTGTTAGGTTTATTATCTGGGCTAGGTGATAATCCGTTGATTAAGACTTTTTGTATTTCTCTATGAAGTTTCTTACTACCTTTTACTGCATTTCTAAATGAATCCACCTTTACAGTATATAAGGTAGAATCTTCATTATAATTTTTACATTCTTTAAGTACTCTTGAAATTATGATACTATCAATGTAGTCAAATTTATAAAGAGTAAACTCAATGTGTGTAGGAATTCCTAATTCAAAGGTATTATCAATCAGCATCATTGCCCATCTGTTTTTCTAATATATCTATCGAAGATTGAACTTGAGATGGGTTATGTTTTAGTGCTTCAGTAAACTCACGCTTACCAATTTCATTAAATTTCATATATAATTCAACCGCCTTTGGATTAGGTACCCATTCTTTTACTTTAGGCTGTTTCTTTACCTTAGTGTAAATAAAACCAGGAACTCTATTAAACTTTGATGAAACCATACGCCATGCTTCTGCTTGGCCAACAGGGTCAATTCTAAGTGTATTAAATAGATTTGCCTGGATAGGAAATTTAATACTCATAAACCGATTTGTCATAAATGAGTTTTTTGACTTATCGTAATTAGTTACCTTATCCCAATGTTCATCCTTACCGAAAAGAACCTTTATGTAATCAAATAGTTTCAAATCCTTTATTATTTATATGAAAATTAATGAAATAGTTTCTGAATTAGAAAATTTTCTTTTGAGATTTTTTATCCTTAATAAATGAAAAGTCATCATCATCACCGTCGTCGTCTTTAAATATCTTTGATGATACTGCAATACTCTCATCGCTACCGTATGATGTATTTTCCAACAGTGATTTCATAGTTGAAACTTTTTTAAGTTCCAAAGCGTTATGATTCATTTTAGATTCAACAGAACGGAACATCTCATCTAGGATACCTTCAGGGATAGACTCGGCAGCAAGAACCATAAGGTTAACGTTAGACTTTAGATTGGTAATGATCTGTTCTCGGCTCATATGTTTTGCCTTCATTACTCTAATAAGAATATTTGCAAGGTCAGTAATATACTCATCATTATAAAGATACATATGAGAAAGTATTCCATGCTTTTCTTTAAATTCAGAAATAATTTCCGTTGCCTTTTTTTCACTAACACCGTATCTACGATTTTTAGATACATGCCAATATGCAGGTGGTACGTTGTCTCCTGCATCACCAGTAAGAACTTTACGGAAACGGAATTCTTCTGGATCAACTTCTACAATATTTACCTTTTTCTTTTTAATAAGAGTCTGTAACAGCTTCTTGGCTTGGTTTTCTGGTGAAACAGAAACCTTCATTAAATCAAAGATATCAGTAGTTTCTTGGTCTTCTTGAGAATCCATCCATTCAGTAAATCCTTGATATGTATATAGCTTTTTATGAGCCGGTGAAAACAGAATAGTATGAGTATTGTTATTTACACTCTTATTAACCAATTGGACAAGGTCACGGTCACCGGTAAACATTATAACGGATTTATCGTTAGCCAATGATTCTGTATTCCACGCATACATAAGGTCATCACCTTCGGCGCCGTCAACTTTAGATATAATTACGCCGCTCTTAGATATTAGAGAAATAAAATCCTCTGTTACTTTTGAGAAATTTTCCCAGTTAATAGAACTGTCTTGTTTACGATTACCTTTATAGTCTGCCTCTGGATAAAAATCCTTACGCCAAGATCTTGAATCTTGGGTCCAAACGATTTTATCAATAAGACCTTCAAATAACCGAACTTGGTATGCAAAATCTGTTGCCAATTTTTTCATAAAGGCATTAGTGTCATCTTGTGTACCAAGCATTTCTTTTGATTTGCCACGTCTAGGTAATACATATAACGTTCTAAATAGAAAGTAATTACCATCTATGACAAATGTATGTCTGCCGGTTTTCTTCATATTAATGTTTTATTTAGTAAAATATAACAAATTAAATGTTATTCTGAAAGCTTCTAAGAAATTCATTTTCCAATTCAATCATAGATGCATTAGGCTTATCTCTCTTCATATGCCAAAAAGCTCTGATTGCATTTCCTAATTCATAATTATTAGGAAAGAGTTTAATTAATTGATCTAAAAATTCAGGTGTCATGCTCCATTTAATATTGATTGCAGTTCATAGATACATGCAAGCATTGATACTGCAGGATCAATTACTTGTTGTCTTTGGGATTGATATTTAGAGACGGTTACAATTACTTGTGGAATAAACTGTGTATATGATTGTCTCTCCTGTTGTATATATTGAATAAATTCGGCACCAAGAGAAGATAACACATCATCAGTACGATTTGAATAATTTGATAAAAGATACTGATAATTCTTTACAGGATCCGTTTCATCAATGATAAGATCAAATACATCCTTATATACAGAACTAAATTGTTTAATATCTTCAACAGTAATAGTATCTTTACCTTGGGATTTAAATCCTTGTAGCTGATTTAACATATTTCTTAAATCAGGAAATTTACGTTTTACTAATTCAACCGCTGCATGTTTATCAATACCGATTCCTTCTTCTTTACAGATTTGAAGAATTCTCATAATGTAACTCTTCATAATTTCAGTTTCTTCTTCTTTACTAAAATCAAAATCAATCATTTCAAACCTTGACTGAATTGGATCAGGTACCTTATTGATATAATTACATGTTGCAATGAATCTGGCATTTACATTAAATTGATCCATCGTTGCTCTTAATGCTTTAAAGAATTGGTCAGATACACCATCAATCTCATCGAGAATAATGACCTTCATCTTTCCTGGCTCATCCATGATAGAACGATTAGCACAAAAATCAGTAATACGATTTCTTACAATATCAACTGATGTATCTGTTGATGCATTAATGTAAAGATAAGGATGATTAAAATGTTTAACCAATGCCTTTGCTGCTGAAGTTTTTCCAGTACCTGGACTCCCATGTAAAAGCAAATGTTGATAAACACCCTTTGCCAATTTATCACCTACTCTTTTAGGTGTAATAAGATCATCTAAATTTTTTGGCCTGTACTTTTCAGTTAATAAAATATTTTGAATGTTCCGCATATGTAGAATTTATTTTTATATGAAGAAACTCCGTTAGGTTTAAGATAAAATAAATAAAAAAATCTAAAGCTTAATGAGAAGAGTTAGAAAGATAGTTAGAAAAACACCTATTATAGTCGAGGAAACTCCGAATAAGTATGTGACAAAAGTAGGAGGGAAAAGAATAACAAAAGTAGTTGTTAAGTCTAATAACATCCCTAATGTTGTTAGAGGTGAAAAGAAAATAACTCGTAGAGCTTCATCGCCTAAGGAGCAATATAATGGAAAGGTAGAACCTTTATGGAAAGGTGAAACGGTTTACATAATTGGTGGAGGTACTTCCTTAAATGACTTTAATTGGAATGGATTAGCTGGCAAAAAAACAATAGCAATCAATAAAGCATTTATGTCTTACCCAAAGGCAGATGCTTTATATTGGACGGATTCAAGGTTTTACAGATGGTATGAAAATGACATCAATAATTTCAAAGGTTTAAAATATACTATAAGACCGTGGGCTGGATATACGAATGATGTTAAAGTACTAAGAAAAGGAATAAAATTTGGATTAGAGGAACCGAGAGATCGTCTTTCCCATGGAAATAATAGTGGATATGCAGCAATTAATTTGGCATATCATTTAGGGGCTAAAAGAATAATCTTATTAGGATATGATATGAAAAACGATGGAAAGAAAGGGCATTTTCACGATGGATATCCAGTTCCTATAACATCTGATAAAATCTATAGAAATCAATTTTTACCAGGCTTCCAAATATTAGCAGATATTTTAAGAGAAAAAAATATACAAGTTTTTAACGCTTCACCAATAAGTAACATTAAATGCTTTCCTAAGATAACATATGAGAAGGCATTAGCCCTTCGATGATCTGCGTACATAGGTGAGGAACTCCCTCTGTTCACCCTTTAGAAGAGATTTACAGTGTTTTGTAAATTTAATGGACGAATCTATTATCCTTTGATCAACCCTTTTATTTCGTCGGTTATGTGCCTCTGAACACTTCTTACAAACAAAATTTTCCATGTTCTTGGAATCCATTCTGGATTTAATATCAACCTGACAGATTGCACAATTCCAATCTACCAGATTTGAATCAGCTTCCAATTCCTTTACATTAGTAAAAGATTCCCTAAAAGGATTCCATAAGATTCTGTTAGGATTCTTTTCATGGTCATTCATATCCTCTACTTTAAATATGATCTCATATGTTTGTGGATCTGGTTCTAACCATTTAAGATAATTATTTTCATCCATGAATCGTTGCTTTGAAGGCGGCAGATTCTCCAAAAGAATACCATGCCGCCTTCTATACCATCCAAAGTTTATTTTACGAACTTTGTACATTAAGATCTATTTTCCATCAGTCTTCTGAATTTAGCAGAAACTGACTCGTTTACATATTCTGATTTATCTTCGGAAACCATTTCGGCTTCAAATGCAGCCAATTCAGATTCCATTAAAGATAAGAATTCAGGATCCAAGAATCTTTCTTCAGATTCTTTTTGTAGATCATCAATCTTAGCCTGAATTTCTTCCTTCTTCTTTTCATCACCTTTATCTTCAGCAGACTTAAGTAACTTTTGGTATCTGGCAATTATATCATCCTTAGAGTTTTTACCACTCTCTGGGCGAGTTGAAGGTTCTTTTCTTTTTGCAGCTAATTCTTGTTTCCTTTGCATCAAGTCACCTATTGCCTTGGAGTCTTTTGTAGTATCCTTACCTTCAAGTTTATTTCTTTTCATCACTGCTTTGGCCCATGCGATTTGAAAATCAATTTTATCTTCTTCCTTCGCATTATCATTACCGATTATAATATCCAATTCAGCCTTAGCTTGATCTACTTCTTTTTGAGCAGCATCTATTTTAGCCTGATCAACTTTTTCTTTACCGTCATCAACCTTTACGTTATCGGTGTTTTGTTGGGTGGTTTCTTCTGATCCTTCTGGTCCTTCTTTCTTATCGGCATTCTTTTCATAATCCGATAGCTCCTGTTGATCAGCGGCAACCTTTTGGTTAAGACCTTTAATCTTTAACTTAAGTGCTTTTGCTTCTTCGCCGTCAGCAGTCTTAAGTGCAGTTTCAGCAGCAGCCATTCTTGATTTATTCTTAGCAATAGAGGCAACCTTTTTTAGACCGTCCGTTGATGCTAATTGATCCATTCTATCGGAAATAGCAGAAGCCTTATCTTTTAGCGCCTGATTCTTTTGGGCATTTGCAGCTTTAAGAACATCAAGTTGATTTTTATCAGCGGAACCTGCAGCCTTTTTCTTTTCATAATCAAGATTATTAATTGCTATCTGAACCAAAGCCTGTTGGTATTTCTTTGCATTATTTTTAATCTTGGTAAATTTAATAGGGCTACCTAATGCAGCTCCAATGTTTTCGTTTAATGTTTTATCTAAATCAGCTTCAAAAGCTTTAGAAGATTCATTTAACATTTTATATCCTTCAAAAGATAATAATTTCATGATAAGTATTATTTTTCTGTTGTATTATATATTGGAGCAATAAACAAAAAAAGGTCCACCGAAGTGGACCTTTCTAAAGATATACTTTATTAGGTTGATTAGATCAAGCTTACACCTGAACCGAATGCGAAACCTAATGTGTAGTACATAGTTTCTGGGTGGAATCCAGCGTCTACTAAAGCGAATCTAGATTTAACCGCGATTTTAGGAGCCATAGTTCCTTCAGCGATAGTTTCAACAGATTCAGCCATTAAGTAAGGCATGAATACCAAACCTGGAGAGTTTCCGTCACCTTTACGTCCAA